AGGGTGAGGACATGGCGTTTTGTGAACTATGTACCGAGGCTGGAATACCAATATATGCGAATATCGAGTCTTGGACCACGCATCACGGATCATGGGGCTTCAATGGCAAGTTCGGAGATACTCTAGTAAAGAAGGCATAAATGTGGCAGAAATGTGGCAAGAATGTGTCCACGAAAAGCAGTATTATAGGTGTCGCAGAGGGGTCGCAGAGGGGTCGCACAGGTGTCGCAGGTGTCGCAAAAAGGACCTACATTAGAATAATTCTAAACTATCTGCGTCAAAAGTGTACAAAATTATCGAAATTGTCGACACTTTCGACACCCTTGCGACCCCCTTGCGACCCCCCTAGTGTCGAAGCTACTATTCAATAATACCAAGGGTTATAGGTCAATTTCACACCCTTGCGACCCCTTTTTCTTTTTTTTCAAGAAGCGCAGTCTAAAAAAATAATTTGTCTTATAGGTGTCGAAACTATAGAATGTGGCACAAATAAGGCAAATGACTATAGGAAATGCAATATCGCTGGCAATAAGTATGATGACAGAAAAGGATTTTTGGGATATGTTTCACAAGAAACATAATTCGAGATATTACTATGGCAAAAAGAAAACAAAAGAAAAAATCAAAGAGAAAAATAAAAAACAAAAAGACAATACCTTTAAACGTAAAGTCTCTGGGAAATGATATATCTAAATATCCATTTGTAGAGATTGAATGGTTAGACATTGAAGGAGATGCTGGCTGGAGTAATACAAAGTCTTTAAATAAATCTAAACTACCTACTTGCGTGTCTAAAGGTTATTTATTATCTCAGAAGAGTGGTGTCACTAGAATATTTGTAGATTTTATTAAAACCAAAGATAAAGAAACGTTTGAGGATGTTGGTAATACAACTATAATTCCAACTTCTGTGATTCAATCAATTAAGAAGATTCACTAGGTTTTTTATTCTCTTCTATTTCTATTGCTTCACCTTCGACTTGTTTTGCATTTAGTATAGGTGCGTAGTCTTCTAGTATCTTTTTCATCTTAGCTTCTAATTGTTCTTCAGACATTTCCTCTAGCTTCCCAGTTTTAATTATTTTTCTATCTATGTATAATCCAGCGGCCATTCCTCTATTCTTCTCTGCATTTGTTGCAGCTGAGAAAGCACCTTTATTTAAAGCAGCTTCTCTAATCTTACCAAGCTCTGCGACATGCTTATCATAAGTAACTTCAAACTTCTTAATCTTTTCTTCTCTTAATGCTCCAATATATTGTACTACCAATGGAGACAACCTAGGGTTTTGTAATTCTGATGCTTCTACTCTAGCTCTTTTTTCGCTGTAACCAGCGGCTATCGCTGCGTCAGCACCTGTGGTCCTACCTTCATTAAATACAAGATATTCTGCAAATCTTTTTTGCATTTCTGTTAATCTTTTTGGAACTCCCATATTGACAATTTAAGGTAACTATCCTATATTGTCAATAGTAATGACAGAAATAAAAATAAAGGAGTAGATATGGAAGATGATAGAGGTCCTAATGATCTTGATAAAACTATTGAAATATTAAGACGGAGAATGAAAGAATTACTTGCTATAAATGTTTCCAATAGGGAATTGATGAGTAGACTTATTAAGGAAAACGAAGAGTTAAAGAGAGATAATAAGAGATTAGCCAAACAGATAGACGATTATTACAATGCTCGTTAAAGACTTACAACAATTTTTGGGTAGTTTCACAGATAAACTTAAAGGCAATGCAATCAGTCATGCTAAAATATATATTGAAAAGAACGGCTATCTTGAAGAAATTAAAAGAATGGAAGTTCAAGAGCATATGATTATAGGTCAGCCTGGTATGAGATTAGTTTTAAAAACTCATTCAGATCAGAAATTAAAATTAGAAGATAAGTTAATCAAACCATATTAGAAAGGAGGAAAAATGGAAATAACAGTTGAACAAAGAAAACAACTACTAGAGTATTTGTCTAAAAGACCTTATTCAGAAGTATACTTATTGGTTGCAATGTTAGTTAGTTTAAAACCTAAAACTAATGGTAAAAAGGACGACACAGTTACCCAGAAAAACTAGTGGGTGCTGAGGTTAAATTATATAAAAAACTTAAAGCTAAAACACCTAAAATTATCTGGAATAGGATTGAAAACCTTGCTATTCCTGGTATGCCTGATCTATTGGGTTACAATGCTAATAGCCACTTTTTTACAGTTGAGTTAAAAGTAACCAAGGGTAAAAAATTAAAGTTTAGTCCACACCAAATTGCGTTCCACGTGACACATCCTAATAACACATTTATCATAGCCGAGACCCTTGATCCAAGGTCCTTGAATCGTTTTCATATGTTCCGTGGTTCAAGAATCATGGAGCTTGCTGCTTGTGGCTTGGAGCTTGATGCTTGCAGCTTGGGGCTTGACGCTTGTAGCTTATTTTTCGAGAAGCTTGGCGCTTGAGGCTTGGAGCTTGGCGCTTGAAGCTTGTGGCTTGAGGCCCGGATCAGGACGTACGTCGCTAGGCCCACGCGTTGAGTTAGCATGACTAATAGCCTGATCCAGTTTATTACGTAGCTTGCGTAATTCTTTATAATATTTTGGGTGTTTAAATTCCATTTTAATGTTGACCGTATGATATATTTTTTATTTCTTTATTCCAGCAATTTCTGCAATCTTTACATTGGCCGTCCTGAGAAGGTGCCGGGCATGTTGCGCCAGCTGTCACCACCGTTGAAGTGTTGGGCCAGCTTCCAGCTGCTGGCTGGTCAATCATTGGCATGCTAAATCTTATAATTAAATTATCGGGCGCTCGTGTTACATGGTCCTTGATCCATGCTTCACGTGTGGGCATCCAGTGCTTAATGCCAGGCGTCAACCTGCAGACATCAAAAATTTTATTAAGATGATCAAGATCTTGAACATCGCCGGAGTCATGCCATCTAAACCATTTAGATTTTTTTGAATTAATTAATATTGTCATAGCTGCGACCCATAATGGATTTTTAATTGCTTCTAGTCTCTTATACTGTGCATCCTGAACCACCTTGAACATATAACAATTTTTTAATGCATAGCAATTATAACACGTTGAGCCCTTGATCTTTCGGAGCTTCCGGCCAGTCTTACACTCTTTGGCAGGTATACCTATTGACCATCCGGGCATCTTTGACGGTTTACTTAGACCTCCAACCAGGGTCCATGCTTCACTTGTTTTCATAATATTTCTCTCTTTCTGTTTTCTGTGTATAATTTAATTGTGGCAGAATTATGACTGTTAATTAGACTCATTCTAAACTGCCGCTTGAAGCTTTAGGGCCCACCCTCCCGCTGCTTGATGCTTGGCGCTTGTTGCTTGAAGCTTGGGGCTTGTTTCTTTTACCAAGGATCTGGAAAAACTTCTCACAGCTGCGCAGGTAACCAGCCGGGAGCTCGCGATGGTCCCGGATAAAATAATGCGTTAAGTCGTTGTGTTTAATCCGCTTCATGGTTCTCCTCCCATGTGCCGCCTGAATACTCTTCATACCATTCATCAAAATGAGCTAGCGCTCGGTTATACTTCTTATCCTCTTCAAAGTACCAGTCGCGAAGCTCCTGTCTATTCTGTTTTATATGTTTTATAGCTTCCTCTTTACTGGCCCATCCACTGTAGCTGGTCAGCATATCTTTTTTTATACTATGATCGTAACAATTACTCATACATTTCTCCTTTCTAAATTCATCCTATCATATCCTACAGTACTGTCAAGCGGATAATCCGCTTGGTGCTTGAAGCTTTATTCTTTAGAATGATTCTAAAAATCATTCTAAAGTGCCTCTTCTTCATTGCTTTCATTCCAATCCAGGACATTGAGCCCTGAAGCAACAGCCTTGGCCTCTGCATGATTTCTACACATACAGAAGGTGAATGTGTGTGTATCTCCATAATTACACATGACCACTGGCCCTTCGGGCCAGTACCATCCATCTTTGTTTATTTGTTTTATTTTATTTTTTGTTAGCATCTTTTAAATTTCCTACCAAGTTCTCTAAAGCTGTGACTACATCTTTAGACATATTCTCTGTGTCATTATTATAATGATAGTCTTTTAAGATCGATCTTATCTCATCTCTTATTTCTTGTTTTGTCATATTTATTCCTTTCTGTCTCCTTTATAATCCATGATCCAAGATTTGTCAAGCTTGAAGCTTGGAGCTTGTAGTTTAGAATCATTCTAAACTGAATTCTTTGATCAGTCACTATGCTACGAGGGTGTCGTACGCCCTTCAGATTCCGGTACGAATGCGGTTGCAACATAGGGCTCACCGTTGTTATAGTGTTTACTTCCACAGTCAATAATGACTGATCCCAGGTCCAATTAGAAAACTGCAGTGTAGTTTCTCTTTCGATAATACTTTTGACACTCCAATTGGACCAGGGATCAGGACAGTAGGTATAAGCTTAACCCGGTAAGATTTTAGCTACTAGAAACGCTACTGTTCTGATCTCAGGTCTTACCGGCCGAAAGGTCCATTGTCGGCACAAGTATATCTACTTGATAAGACCTGAGATCAGTCCCAATCGCTACAGGCAATACATAAATGTTTGCTAATCACGACAGGGATATGGTCCCAGAGAGTTTCCCAATTTTAAGTGTAGTACAAGCTCTCAAATCGAACACTCAATTCAGGGGAATAAGTAGGGTATACCCTGAACCTAGATTTTTTATATCACCTAATCAGTATAAAAAACATAAATCCAATATATCATAGGACAATTAATAAACAACATATTTATTTTAATTAATGCAAATAAACTTCTTGACATTAGTAGGATTATCCATTAAACTTGGACGGTGGCTGGGGATGGTGGTTTATAGTATAAACAACACAACTACAGATTGTATGGATTTTTGCCTTAATCTTGCCTTATTTTTATTGTAGGATTATCCCAATATAAATAAATAACAGACAGGAAAAAATGCAAACAAATAAAAAAACAATAGCAGACGAGGCTTTTGATATGGTAAATACAATTAATAGTGCGTCAACAACCGCAAACTTATATGGCAAATTATTTGCTTTACAAGAAATGCAAATACATATACTTTCTGAAATTAAGAAAGTAAAAGAACAATTAGAAAGAGAGGAAAAAAATGGCTAAAATAAGAATGAATACAGAGTTAAGAAACAAACTCTTTAATAAAATAAAACATACATTTGAGAATGAAGATACTCAAGAACGTGAGGCATTTCTTCAAGCAAGAGAAGAAGTAGATCAACAATATATGTATGCAAGTAAAAGAGCAAAGCAAGTTGTTGAAAGAGCATATCCACCAGAAGATGTTTCAGTATTAAGAACATTTAAAAAGAAATATGGTGATCCTTGTGATGTTGTAGCAAAAGATAAATGCTTTTACTTTGCACATAACGAAGATGTTGATGAAGAGGGTAAAGAAACAGAAACTAAATCACACTTTGATTTTGGTTTGTTTGGTAATCTAAATGGTAGTGAGTATCATGATTACGAGGGCAAGAAATTTGCGTTTGCATATTTTAGAGAAGAACTAAAAGCAAAAGATTGCAACCCAGATATTTTTGCACAACAAAATGGCAAAGATGAAAACCCACACAAAACAAAACATGTTGACCAATGTACAAAAGCACTTGGATATAGTGGTAGGCATAGTGGCGATAATATTGGTATGTCAAAAGAGTTTGACAATCCATATTATCTTGATGTTATTGGAACATCTTATTGCAGATCACGTGCTATTGCTTGTACTAAAAATGAGTACGAGCAATTTGAAACTTGGCGAATTGCAAAAGGTAATTTGGTTACGAAACACCAAACATGGATTGATACAATCACTAAACAATGCGATCAGTTAAAAATTGGATTGAAAGCATATAGGTACTTGAGTGAGGGTATTGAACTTGCAACCGAGTTAGGTATTCAAGTTGACGAGGCAGAACTAATCAGAACTAACTCAACAGGTCTTACAATATACAATCCGACTAACTTGGCTAGTATGATTAAAGGCATGAAAAACAAACAATTAAATAATACAAGAGAGGCGAAGATATTGGCTAGAAAACAATACGAAGAAAGTCTAAATTAGACTTGACAAGGGCTATCCTATAA